AGACTAAGCAAGTCAAATCTCAAAAGGCTCTAACTGACGAGCAAAAGAAACAGGCTGCTCTTAAGAAAGCCGGTTCTATCTTTGACTTAGAGCAGATAGGACTTATTGCTGCACTTAAGGGCAAGTTATCTGATGAGGATCGTAAGCGCGTAGAGCTTCAGTTTGCTTTACTTACAGGCAACACAGCCGAGGCAACTAAACTTACTGCCGAAATAGTTAAAGCTCAAGGACTAGGCAAAGACTTAGCTGGTTATCTTGCAAGCCTGCCAGATGCCAAGAACCCCTTTACAGCATGGGAAGCGTATCTTGATATGCTTGCTAAAAAGGCCTCACTCGTTGTTACGGGTAATCCTAGTTTTAACAGTTCTCTTGGTTGGAATAATAATCCTTCATTCCCTGATGTAACTGATATTCCAGACACCAATGTGACACCATTCCCTAGATCAACACCCGGCAGTTTCCGTAGAGCCGAGGAACAATCTAATTTTACTGGTCCAATTCAACTATCGGTTAATATCGATGGTAAGGCAATTGCTACTGCTTTACAGGACACTTCCCTATCAGGAGTCTCATCAAGCGTTAATAGAACCTACGGAAGCTTTGCAGGTCGCTGATGGCTTTACCTGCTGAGATATCCGTATCTTTCGACTTTAGTTCCGGAGCTACTTTTGGCTACCCGTTTACTATTGGCGATGCTAAGTACGGAGTTCTAGGCACAGGCACACTTGGTTCTTCTACAGTTCCAGTTCCAATTGTTGATCTAACTCCTAATGTCCGTAGCATAACAATCAACCGTGGCAGAGATATCCAAGCCGATACCTACATCGCTGGAACTGCCGTTGTACGCATTACAGACCCTGACTCATACTTTAACCCTCAGAACACAGCCAGCCCGTATTACGGATATCTCGTACCTCTGCGCAAAGTAAGAATCTCAGCTACAACAGCAACAGCGCAGGAATTCTTATTCTCAGGCTATACAACCGAGTACCGATATACCTATGACCAAGCAGAGCAGATGGGTTATGTCGATATCTATATCGCCGATGCCTTCCGCTTGTTTAACTTGGCTCAGATAACAACCGTTGCTGACTCAGGCGCAGGACAGGCAACCGGCACACGCATAGGCAAGATATTAGATCAGGTGGACTTTCCTTCCAATATGCGCACAATCGCTACTGGACAATCTAACTGCATCGCTGACCCAGCAACCCTACGCACAAGCCTTAATGCAGTTAAGAACGCAGAGTTCTCAGAGCAGGGCGCGTTCTTTATCAATGGCTCAGGCACAGCCGTGTTTAAGTCTCGTAACGAGGTTGCTTCATCTATCTCTGGCACTCCTATCGAGTTTAACCAGACCGGCGATATCCCTTACAAAAACCTAGTCTTTGCCTTCGATGACAAGCTCATCATCAATCAAGCGCAGATGACCCGCGTTGGCGGCACAGCTCAGTTTGCACAGAACACAGACAGCATTGCTAAATACTTCCCTCACCAGTACAGCGCACAGGATTTAGTTATCGATACCGATGCTAATGCCCTGAACATCGCTGCAACCTATGTAGCCACTAGAGCTGAGACAACTATCCGCATCGACCAGATGCTCGTCGATCTACTAGACCCAGCAGTTCCAACTGACACAATGATTGGGCTTGACTACTTCGACAATGTGCGCATTTCTAATAACCAGCCTGACGGCAGCACAATCGTCAAGACATTGCAGGTGCAGGGTCTATCGTGGAATATCAGCCCTAATTCAATGCAAGTAACCGTTACAACACTTGAACCCATAACCGATGGATTCATTATAGGAAGCACAGAACGCGGTATAATTGGTATATCAGCGATGACTTACTAGGAGATAAATACATGGCAGCAGGATTAGGTTACATTGAGTTTGCGACTGGAGATATTCTTACAGCCGCAGCAGCCAATGGCTATTTAGCATCGCAGACAGTTATGGTTTTTGCTTCGTCAGCAGCTCGCACTTCAGCCATTACAAGCCCACAAGAAGGCATGATGTCTTACCTTAAAGACACCAATTCTGTTGAGTATTACTCAGGATCAGCGTGGATAGCCGTTGGCGGCTCAAGCACTCCAACATTTTCAGGCGTTCGAGTATTCAAATCATCGACACAATCAATATCAAACGCAACTGTTACAGATTTGACTTTTGATTCTGAAACTTTTGATACCGATGCTTTCCATAGCACTTCATCAAACACAGACCGATTAACTGTTCCGGCTGGCAAAGCAGGAAAGTATTTAGTAATAGCAAAAATGAGTTATGCCGGTGGAGTAAATGGAATTCGTCAAGTTTTTATATATAAAAACACGACAGAGATAGAAGTATTAACTTGGCAAAATACATCAAACTCAAATGCTGATATGTGCCTATCTACTATTGTAGATTTAACAGTCGGAGATTATGTCAAGATGGCAACCTGGCAAAATAATGGGGGCTCATTAAATGCTAACTCTGGAACAGGATATACAGTTTTCTCAATGGAATATTTAGGAGCATAAATGTACGAGACAATAATGAACGCATATCCTGAATTGACAGACATGGATTTATTGCCTAATCAAGGCTCTATTCTTCTCAAAGATGACGGAGATGGGATTGTTTATCTTGCTAAGTGGGAATACAGCAAGCCAATTCCTGAAGGTATCAAGCTAGGCAAGTGACTCCTAAACTTTGTAAAGCTGGTATTCAGTTAAGGGAGCAGATAGATGATAGTTTCCCTGACAGAGACAGACGTTCCGATGGCTGGCTTGGCGATGCACGTCACGCAGCGCGCCCTTCTGATCACAATCCTGATGAGCAAAATATCGTCTGGGCAACTGATACCGACAAAGATTTATCTGGAAAGGCAAAGCCGGACTTCGCCTCTGACCTTGCAGATCAGCTTCGACTCTATGCAAAACGTCATGGCAGGCTGTCATATATCATCTACAACGGCAAAATTGCATCAAGCAAGAGGAATTGGCGTTGGAGAACTTACTCTGGGATTAATAGCCACGCTTCTCATATCCATTGCAGCTTTAGCAAGAAAGACGATTCGAGTGCTTTCTTTGATATTCCGTTACTAGGGGGAAAACTATGAACATGAAGCACCCAGCAATCGTAGCTCTTGGAGCGTTCCTAGCAGTATGGGGTACAACCTCTAACTTCTCTTTGGACTATCGCTCTATCCTTGGTTCAATCGTGGCAGGAGTGTTTGGATACGCGAGCCCTAAACGATGACACAGGAGAACTTTTTTACCCTTTACTTTGCGAGCTTGGCTGTCATTGGCGGCTTGGCTGGGTATGTCATTACTCATTTACTCTCTGAAATTAAGAGACTTAACTCGCGTGTCGATGAGATTTACAACATACTTCTAGATCGATAATAAAGCCATGGCTAAGAAGAAGGTCATAGACCTAGACACTTACAACGCTTTAGATCAATGGGCGATTACTCTCAACGAGATGTACAAGTCATTGCGTAAGGCTGGCTTTGCTGTTGATTTATCTCTAGCCATTATCACAGACCGAGATGCTTACCCGGATTGGATTCTTCCTACCCTACCTAACCGCATCGACAACATACCCTACGATGACGATGACGAGGACTAATGAAGCGAATCGTAATTCTGAGCGACTTGCAAGTTCCCTTCGAGGACACGCACCTAACTCAGAACATTGCAAGATTCCTCAAGACATTTAAGCCAGACCAGACAGTAACTATTGGTGACGAGATTGACTTCCAGACCATAAGCAAGTGGTCAGAAGGTACACCTCAAGCCTATGAGCAGAGCCTTGGCGATGATCGTGACCGTTGCGTTCAGCTTCTTTGGGAACTGGGCGTTACAGACTGCATACGATCTAATCACACAGACCGGCTCTACAACATAATCATGAAGAAGATTCCCTCATTCCTATCTTTGCCAGAGCTGCGCTTCGAGAAGTTTATGAAGTTTGATGAGCTTGGCATTACCTTCCACAAGAACCCTATGAACATCGCTCCTAACTGGATTGCAGTTCATGGAGACCATACGCCTATCAAGCAGCAGGGTGGTTTATCAGCCCTAGAAGCAGCCCGTAGGCATGGCAAGAACGTCATTTCAGGACATACTCACAGGGCAGGGCGTAGCGCCTTCACAGAAGCCTCTGGCGGCCGTTTAGGGCGTGTTCTGCATGGAGTTGAGGTAGGTAATCTGATGGACTTTAAACAGGCTGCATACACCAAGGGAACGGCTAATTGGCAGCAAGCCTTTGCAATCATGTATGTCAAAGGATCTAACGTACAAGTGGACATTATCCATATTGAGAAGAACGGCACGTTTATCGTGCAGGGCAAGGTTTATGGTCGCGCCCGCTGAGATAGGAATTCCTTATTTTGAAGATGAAGACCCGTCTCAAATCGTTATCATTTCGTTATCTAAAAAAGGTGGCTGTCGTATACGCCTGATGTAAAGTTCTTCTTGTAGCCGGAAATACCAGCTACGAAAGGGGCTCAAAATGGACAACATCTACACAGACGCTAAGGCCAACAAGTTCACACGCAAGTCTGCTTTTTACACATCTAAAGAACTAAACCTTACTGCTGAGGGCGGTTTATGGACTTGGGAGATTGACAAAGAAAGCAATCTTTATCTCTGGTTTCAAGAGTTTGCGCCAGCAAAGGTCGGTGCATAATGATTACTAATCACGATCACATAGTTTTACTATCAATGCTAATTGGTGCACTTCCGGGTTTCTTAATCGGATACGCCAAGGGGCATGAACACGGCAAGATTCAAGGCAAGATAAACGCTCGCCGTCTCATTAAAGCACAGACTCAGCATCAGGTTAATCGATGAACGCCCGTGACTACCTCAACGAAGCGAGAGCTACTATCCAAGACCGAGGACTTGATTACGGTCACCCGTCAGACAATATGCAAAGGACAGCAGCACTTTGGAGCTCATACCTCGAGATGCCAATTACAGATTATCAAGTGGCGATGTGTATGGCATTGGTCAAAGTCGCAAGGTCAATGGAAACTGCTAAGCCAGACACTTACATCGACCTCGCAGCGTATGTTGCCATAGCCGGTCAATTACATACAGAGGAGAACGATCTATATGTTTAATTTAGATGATTACGAGACAGTAGAAGAACGCCTAGTTAAGTTCTGGAAGGATCACCCAGATGGTCAGATACATACAAAAGTTCTTGAGCACACTTCTTCTAGATTTATCGTTGAAGCTAGTATCTATCGAACTGAGGCTGATCTTAGACCTTGGACAACCGGACTGGCAGAGGAAACCGTACAAGGGCGTGGGGTTAATGCGACGAGCGCTCTCGAGAATTGTGAGACAAGTGCGATTGGTCGTGCATTGGCTAATGCAGGATATGCAACTAAGGGCAAGCGAGCATCTCGGGAAGAGATGAGTAAGGTTGCAGCTAAAGAAGCAGTATCAAGTCAGGTTGCACAGGTTAAGGCAAAGATGGCTGAAACCTCTCAAGAGTATGTGCCAGTTCAACAGAAAGAAGACCCATGGACAATGCAAGTGGCAGCACCAGTAGTGACTATGGAACAAGCAGTCGAGACGGTGAAAGCTGTCCTTGGTGGCACAGCCATCGACGAGAGTTGTGTCCATGGTGCCAGAGTTTGGAAAACTGGAACAACTAAGGCTGGCAAGCAATGGGGTCATTGGAAGTGCATGGCTCAGATTCTAGGAGATGCAGAACGTTGTGATCCTATCTGGTACGAGATTGATAAACAGACCGGACAATGGAAGCCACAGGTGAAACGCTGATGGGATACATACAGTTCTTAAACCAAGATGGCGAATGGGAAGAATTCCCTAATGAAGAGCAAAGAGCCAATCTTAGGGCTAATGCTGAACTTCTCGAAGAACTGGGTTACAAGCTGATATGCCAATTATGTAACAAGTTTCCAACTAGATCACAGATTCGCACACGCTACTTATTGCATGAGTGGACATGCGAAGAGTGTCACACAGTTAATTCTGCTGGGAAAGCATGACCCGAAGCAGGAAAGACCGAGGCTTTCGTACCGAGCGAGTGGTTGCAGCCTATCTTTCGCAATGGTGGAGAAGCGCGAGCATTGGTCGAGGGGCTGGTAAGGATATTCTCAATGTTCCGTTCGATGTTGAGATTAAAGCTAGGACAGACTTTCAGCCCCTAGCTTGGTTGCGCCAAGCCACTAAGAGAGCAGCAGCTCATCAGGAGTTGCCGTTCGTGGTGTGCCGTATGAATGGACAGGGTGAAGATGCTTCTCAGTATCTTGCTTTCATGCGGTTTAGTGACTTGGTTCAACTATTGCTTAAGTCCGGTTACGGAGATATCCAGCAGGATTCGGTACAATTAGAGCCTGAGCGTTGCGCACAATGCGGATCGTGGAAGTTAGTAGGAGTGCCATGTCGCACATGCAAGGTATCTGATGCCGATTTATGAATTCGAGTGCAACAATGATAAATGCGCCAGTAATAGCAGATACGATCAGGAGTTTGCTATAGCTGAGCCCCATGACCTCGATTGCCCGTTCTGCGGGGAGTCCATGCGAAAGGTGTATTCAAGTGTTCCGAGTGTTATCTTCAAAGGTTCAGGGTTCTATTCAACAGATAAGTAGTTATGCACACCTGTGGATAAGTAGGGTACAAAAGTTACTCTTATGCTTACGCCACGCCGATGTTATCCACATGCTTGACACGGCTGGTATGCTCTTCTGCAAGAGCCCATCAAGGGCTCACCGCAAGCGCCTAAAGCGCGCAGCTTGCGGGGTTGCAATCGCATTAGTGGGAGCTCTATGCCTAGCAAGTGAGGCATCTAGTGGCGACATCAGCAAACACCTAACAGTTCATCAATTAGCTGATAAACAATTAACAGAAGTACAAGAGAAGTGTCATAACCAGATTACATTTAGAGAATCATCTAATAACAGATATGCAGTTAATGGATCACATCATGGTTACTATCAAGGTAGAACTACATATCTAAAAGGTAAGCCAGATGATGTCCAGTTCTACTGGTATTGGTATTATGTATCGAGTAGATACGGTATTACAGAGTATGATGAGCCTGATTACTGTAAGGCATTACATCATCTACGAGTTAAGGGTTGGCAATGAGCACTAAACGCAATGACCCAAGACTCTCGAAGAAGTATAAAGAAGTGCGATTGCGTAAGCTTGCACAAGATGGTTGGACTTGCTTTTACTGCGGG